CGAACAGTGGCTACGTCATCTTCGGACAGAAGACCCTTCAGATGTCGAAGAGCGCTCTAGACCGCGTAAACGTCCGCAGAATGTTGCTTGAGGTCAAGCGCCTCGTCGTCCAGGTCGCAAACAACCTCCTGTTCGAGCCGAACAACGCTGCAACCCGTGCCAGATTCATCGGCGGGGTCACTCCGATCCTCGCCCTCGTTCAGGCGCAGGCTGGTATCGAGAAGTTCAAGGTCATCATGGACGACACCAACAATACGCAGTCAGATGTCGAGCAGAACAAGCTCAATGGCAGGATCGTTCTGGTCCCAACCCGTGCAATAGAATTCATCTCAATTGACTTCATCATCACTAACAGTGGTGTAATCTTCGCTTGAGACATAGTTACAACAGAGATTAGGAGTTAGGCAAATGGAGCTAAAGTTTAAGAGCCCAGGCGTTAGCACTAGAGAAATAGACCTCACGGGTCCTACAGCGATTGCTCCCCAGGGAACTCCAGCGGGAGTAATTGGCACGGCAAACTTTGGACCGGCCTTCGTACCAGTGACTATGGCGACTTACCAGGATTTTGTCGCAACCTTCGGTGACACCGATGGTGAAAAGTTTGGACCGCTCGCAATGAACGAATGGTTCAAGAACGCGCGCGCAGGAACCTACGTTAGAGTCCTTGGAATAGGAGACGGTCTCAAGAGAATCTCAGGGACGTCGACATCTGCTGATGGTAGCACGATATATGCGGGTGCAGTCAAGAATGCGGGATTTGTTGTTGGATCTAAGCTGGTCAATCAGACAAATGGTCTACTTGCCAGGAATCCATACGCGACAAATCTCGGCGTTCCAGGCCGCACATATTTCCTCGGCGCTTTCATGTCAGAGAGCGCAGGAAGCACACTATTCTCGGACGCCGGGTTGGTTGGTCCGATTGTAACTGCAACTCAAACGGGAGCAATTCCAGTTCTGCGCGGTGTGCTCATGACTCCGTCGGGCGTTCTGGCTGCGCTTTCCACTACGGCAGGCGGCGACACACCTTCTGCCGTTGCTGGAACTGGAGACGGCGGCAGACACATTGGAAATCTAAACCTTGCGAGCAATGACCAGTCATTCACGCTGCTGCTCAATGGTCACGTTGCCACATCGCAGTATCCGAACATCATAACCGCATCGATGTCGCCGATTTCGCCAAACTATTTTGCAAATGTACTCAATACTGATCCAACTCTTGCACAGGAAGCAGGACACTACCTCTACGCGCATTACGATGTGTACCCACAGGTGGCAGAGGTTACTGGATCTGGATATAACATTGTCGTTAAGACTGGCAACGTTGAGAAGAGCGCATTTCTCCTGACAAGCTCACTCGCCCGCAACGTGGGAAGCGCAACGATTCCTAACTTTGAGGGATTTGCTGATCGTTTCCGCACAGCGTTCTCGCCGCAAGTAATCTCTCAGGAGTTTGGTGGAAAGAGCAAGAACCTCTTCAAGTTCCACGCAATTGATGACGGCGCATCTGCGACCCTCGACTTCAAGATCTCGATCGAGAATATCAAGAAGTCAAAGGTCGATGGCGGATACGGGTCCTTTGACGTGGTGGTTAGGGACTTCAACGACACTGATTCAAAGCCTGTTGTCCTTGAGTCCTTCAGAGGCCTCGATCTCAATCCCGGCTCAAACAATTACATTGCAAGAAGAATCGGAGATGTGCACACATACTACGACTTCGACAAGTCGGTTGGATCTCAGAAGCTTGTAATCGATGGAAACTTCCCGAACCTTTCGAAGTACATAAGGGTTGCAATTTCCAGTGAAGTTGCAGATGCTGGGGTAGATGCCAGCACGCTGCCACTTGGTTTCAGGGGACCATACCACCTCGTGACATCCGGCTCCAGCATCATGCAGAACGGCTCAGCACCTGGCGTGGTCTCATCTGACGATTGGTCACGCAGGCTGGTGCAGCCGCCAATTCCGATGCGCCAGAATCTGACAAAGGGTGTCTCACCAAAGACCACCGTTGATTCGAATCTCTACTGGGGCATCCAGTTCGATTACGTTGACAGCCTTACAGAGCCCAACAAGAACTCAAGTATCGACGCAAGCATGGTTGGCTTTGCCAAGTACTTCCCGCTTTATGCGACTGGCCAGAGGGCAGTATGGGTTGGAGACAATGAGGACGCGTTAGACGCTAGCGGAACTGTTCTCGATGCCGACAGATTCAACAATAACCTGTTCACACTGGAGCGCGTCCAGGTCGTCACGAGCTCTGATGGAGACTTTGTCGACTCAGCAGAGTGGGCCGCAGCAATCTACCGCAGGAACGGGACCCTTGCATCTTCTCTCACTAAGAAGAATGGCACTACTCAGGCGGGCAGGTTCCTCTCCGTGAATAAGGATTTCGGAGAGTCCGCAAGCCAGAACTTCTTCAAGTTCACCATGATAATGCAGGGCGGATTCGATGGAGTCAATATCTTCGACGAAGAGAAGTCAAAACTCAGCGACATCGCAGCCCAGCGCGAGATGGATGACTCAGAGAACCAGGGAGACATCTCCGGTCCGACCGTCGCCTCCTTCCTCAAGGCGGTCGATGTCATGGCCGAGAAGTCAGACGTCGACATCCAGATCCTGGCAATCCCAGGCATCCGCACCAACAGGATCACTGATACGGCGCTCTCTAAGGTCGAAGATCGCTTTGATGCCATCTACCTGATGGACATCAAGGAGTACGACACCTACGCAGCTCAGATCACAGACACGACGACGCAGACCAACGTCAACAACACAGTGACGAGCTTCAAGTCAAGGAATATCAATAGCAGCTTCGGCGCCGCATACTTCCCTGACGTGGTGATAACGGATCCAACGACTCTCACAAACGTCCGCTGCCCGCCTTCTGTCGCGGTACTCGGTGCCTTCGCCCTCAATGACAGAGTAGCGTACCCGTGGTTCGCTCCAGCAGGATTCACCCGCGGCGCTCTGGCCTCAGTCGTGGAGTCGCAGGTGAAGCTCAATAGGGCCAACCTCGATTCTCTATATGATGCTGACATCAACCCTATCACCGCCTTCCCAGGCTCGACTGGCGTGGTGGTATTTGGACAGAAGACGCTGCAGGCCACTGAGTCTGCCCTCGACAGAGTGAACGTCAGGCGCCTTCTGATCGAACTTCGTCGCAGGATCAGGACGATTGCAAACTCGTTCATCTTCGAGCCAAATAGGGAGAGCACGCTGTCGAGATTCTCTTCGGCAGTCAATCCAGTCCTCCAGAGAGTCCAGCAGCAACAGGGTCTAGACAGGTTCAGGGTCATCATCGACACAACGACCACGACCCAGGCTGACGTCGAGAACAACACCATCCGTGGTAAGATCTTCCTCCAGCCCACGCGCGCCGTCGAGTTCATCTCGCTTGACTTTGCGGTCACCAACGCTGGTACAGAGATCTAATCGCGGTATATTTACAAGTAAGTCCAGAGGAGTCCAACAAAAATGGCCGAGACACTTTCAGTTTCAGATATGCTTCCGAACAAGTTCGAGCCGAAGCGCAAGTTTCGATGGGTATTCTCCATCGAGGGAATCGATGCATTCCTGATTAAGACTGCGGCTCGGCCAAACGTCACGATCTCAGAGCAGGAGATCCAGTTCATCAACTCGAGGCGCTACCTTGCTGGTAAGGCGAACTTCGACGCGATCACTGTCGTGATGTACGATCCGATCGCACCATCAGGCGCGCAGCAGGTGATGGAGTGGGTCCGCACCCATTACGAGTCGGTCTCAGGCCGCGCTGGCTATGCAGACTTCTATAAGAGGGACTGCCAGCTCAAGATGCTCGATCCAGTCGGTACAGTTGTGGAGCTCTGGGACCTAAAGGGCTGCTTCCTGACCAATGCACAGTTTGGAGACCTCGACTATGGAACTGAGGATCCGACTGAGATCTCTCTCACGATCAGATTTGACAATTGCGTATTGCAGTACTGACAGAACAGATTAATCCCTAATCCCTGGACAAACTTCGTGGGACCAGTTTTACTGGTCCCACGATTTGTTTTACTGTCTACATGGCACAATTACACTAGAAAAAAGTCCAAGGAGAATCAGTGGAAGATAGGTCCAAGAAGAATGAGATTTTCGGTGCTGGAAATGCACCGGCGGGTATCCCTACCAGAAACGTGATGAAGGATGACTTCGGATTCGAGGTACCAACCGAGGCCGTCCCCTTACCGTCGAATGGTATGGTCTACCCTGTGGAATCACCGATGCACAAGAAGGAGCTCGTCTCCATCAGGGCGATGACTGCAAGGGAAGAGGACATCCTGACTTCCAAGGCTCTCATCAAGAAGGGCACGGTCATCTCAGCGCTGCTCAAGTCCGCAATCCTCGATGAGGGCTTCGATCCAGACTACATGCTCTCTGGTGACCGAAACGCAATCATGATCGCACTGCGAATCACTGGGTATGGCACCAACTACCGGGCTGAGGTTGACTGCCCTGCGTGCGGCGAAAGGTCGAAGCAGGACTTCGACCTGTCTGAGCTCCCCATCAAGCGTCTAGACATCGAGCCAGTCGCGCCAGGCGCAAACCTCTTCGAGGTGGAGCTTCCAGTCACCAGGAAGAAGATTCGCTTCAAGTTCCTGACTGGCAACGACGAGATGGAGATCTCTGCCCTAACTGAGCGCAAGAAGAAGCTCGGCCAGATGGGAGACAACCTCGTCACGACCAGGCTCCAGTACGCAATCCAGTCGATCGACTCGATCAATGACAAGAATAAGATCCAGATGTTCATTAAGAACATGCCGGCCCGAGACTCTCTCCACCTCCGCCGGCACATCGATGACAATGAGCCTGGTATTGAGATGAAGGGTTGGATGGATTGTCCTTCGTGCCACGAGCACTCGGAGGTGCGACTCCCGCTAGGGGCCAGCTTCTTTTGGCCTGAGTCCTGAAGACAAGCAGGTCTTTCTCGAGCAGATCTTCCTGCTGATGTACTACATGGGATTCAGCTACTCAGAGTGCTATGAGATTCCGATCTGGCAGAGAATCTGGTTCATCGAGCGTATCAACAAGGAAATCAAAGAGAGCCAGGGACAGAGTAGGGCAATGGACACCAATACGCCCGACAATCGGTCTATGATGAGCCGGTCTCGATCACAAGTTCCTGCAAAGCTAAGGAGATTCACATAGCGGAATAGTTATGGATGAGGGATAAACATGAGCATCCACAAGAAACTCTTTGGCAGCGCAGCAGCCTACATCATAGGAATGAAGCCTCTTGTCGAGGTGAAGGGGACTAAGGAGCAGGTAAGCTCCTTTAAGGAAGTCCTCGTCGCCTCCAGGAGGCTCTATGAGTCTCTTCAGGCTGATGACCTGAAGCTGGTAGAAGAGTGCATAAGTCAGAAGAAGAAGGCAGCAACCAGATTCCATAGGGTTACTGGGATTCAGTGGCCTCTCTGAGACCTCGAATTAGGTTTGTGTAAGCAAACACCACATGAGACACAAGTGAGGCTGAGGTAATCCAGTGGCCACAGAGAAGGAACTCCAATCACAGCTAGAGATCATGCAGCAGCTCAACGCGAGCGTGCGTGACTATACCGCATCCCTCACGAAAGCGACATCTGAGCTCTCTCGTCAGAACGGAATATCAAAGCAGCTCAACGACAACTTGAAAAATGGCCTCAATGCGACTCCAGGCCCTGGAATCACTGACGCGACTGATGCAATCCGCCAGGCTTCGGAAGAGGCGCAGAACGCCCAGAACAACATGAATGGCATGACTGGCGCGATCGATGACGCCAGCAAGCAGACCAAAAACTTTGGTAGGACAACCAAGGGAGTATTTAAGGACGTCAAGAAGGATGGCGTCAGCCTGATATCTGTCTTCAAGGGTGTGGGCAGTGCGATCATGTCGATTGGCGGGTTTGCCCTGAACGTCGGCAAAAGCCTGTTCAATGTGTTCAGCAAAGCCCAGGAATTCCTGATGGATAAGTCCCTGGAGATGATGCAGTCTGGGCAGCAGATAACTCAGGCCTGGGAGAAGGTCAGGGGAGAGTTCGGAAACTTTGAGAGCACCGCTGGAAGCATCAAGCAAGCTTTCGGCGCAATGAATGACGCAGGCTCAGCCCTGAATCAGACAGGTGCGAGCATGGGCTCAATCTTTGGCTATGGCGCCGAAGGCACAGCGGCAAAAATTGAGTTCCTCGGAGAGATGGCGCGCGGTGCTGGAGAGAGGTTCATCCTCCTCGCCGACCAGTTCAAGGACTATGCTGACGAGGCGGCAGTCCTGAACAAGGCGATAGGTCTATCTGGCGAGGCGATCGCAAATCTCGGCATGTCTGCAAAGGCGAACGGCGAGACCGTCGAAGGCGCGCTACAAGAAATCACTAGAATGGGCGCTTACATGGAGAAGACCATGGGCGTCAGTGCGAAGGCGGTCGGCAAGGCATTCAATGATATGGCTACCGACATCGAGACCTTCGGCGGGATGTCGCGCAAGGAGATGATGGCGACTGCCGCGTTTGCCACAAAGCTCGGCGTCTCAGTGAAGGCTCTACAGGGTATCGTAGGTAAGACTGACGACTTCGAGTCAGCTGCAAAGGCTGCCGCTGACATGGGCGCGACATTCGGCATGCAGATCGACGCCATGAACCTAATGGCGGCCGACCCCGGCGAGAAGCTCCAGATGATCAAGGACGCATTCAACCAGACTGGCAAGTCATTCGAGCAGATGAGCCGTCAGGAGAAGGCGCGCCTCGCGGATATCTCGGGTATGGACGTGACGAGCCTCTCAGCCGCCTTAGATCCATCAAATGCAGCAGTCAATCTCGAGGACTTCCAGAGCGCTGCAGAAGAAGCGGCAGATGGTGCAATAACCCAAGAAGAGGCAAACCTCCGTCTCGCAAAGTCTATCGAAAAGATGACAGCTTCTCTAGAGGGTCTCACCAGCTCTGGCTTCCTTGACAACTTCCTCAATGGCCTCATGAAAGGCATAATGGAAGCTCCAGAGTTCAGAGAGATCTTGAAAGATATCGGCGCCGCAATGAAGATCGTCTTCGAGGCTGGAAGAGAGGTCGGTCGTATGCTGGCTTCGACTCTTGGACCTGGTGGAGCACTTGAAGGTCTTGGCAAGGCGCTTAAAGCATACTTTGATCCGGGAGCGATGGCCAAGAGGATGGAGGGGGTCAAGAAGGCGTTCAGGGGCTTCACAGAAATGCTGAAGACAGACCCCAAGAAGGCAGTCAAGGACTTGCTAGGAAATCTGAAAGATGCTCTGTTCGGTGGCAGTGGTGGCATGGGTGGAACAATCAAAGAGGGACTTAAGAAAACAGGCGTAATGATCTTTAAGGGACTTGGCGGCCTACTTGAGTACGTCATTGAGGGATTCACTAAGCTTATAAAAAGCTTTGCAAAGTTCCTCAAGGGAGACAAGGAGACCAGCAAGGAGGCAGGTGAAGGCCTTGGTGGCATGCTCACGGAAGCATTCAAGGACATAGGTGGCAGCCTTAAAGAGGCTGCCGGAGCGCTTGGAGATGCCCTTGTCGACTTGCTGAAGGTTGTCTGGGAGAAGCACGGTGGCAAGATCATGGCCGTGTTCGGTACTGGGCTCGGTTTGGTATTCATGAAGTATATCGGTTCAGTATTTCCATTTGGGCAGATCGCTGGAGTGTTTAAGGGTGTCTTTGGAAAACTCACCGGCATGTTCGGAAGCGCAACTGGCGGAGGAGACCCAGGAGAGACAAAGTCGTTGTCTGAACAGATGGGAGAGGTTGGATCTGCAGTTGGAAAAGGTGTCAATGGCTTTGTCGATGGAGTCAAGGAAGTCAAGCTAAAGGACCTTGCGAAGGCGGGTCTGGTATTTGCTGGACTTGCAGTGCTCTTCTCTGCATCGCTTATACCATTTGCCGGTGCCCTAAATCTTGCGATGCAGGCCGGCGGCGCTGCTCTAAATGACCCGCTCAAGGTTGTTGGATTCATGCTAGCAGTGTACGTGGCGGTGAAGGCTGCATCAGAAGCAATTCAAGCTGCCAAGAAAATTCGCGCTTCTGACGTCGCAAAAGCACTTAAAGGCTTAGCAGTAGTTGGCGGAGTTATGGTAGCTCTTGGACTTCTTGGTATGGGAATATCTTACATGATAAGCAATTCTCCCGAGATACCTCTAGCAAAGACTCTTAACTTTTTGACAGCCGTTGGTGCAGTCCTAGTGCTATCTGGTCTAGCGATTGCTGCCTCGATTCCAATCGGAGCTGCAGTATCAGGACCACAAGGGCTCTTAGTTTTAGCTGGATTAGCTGCTCTAGCGGCAGTCTTCCTTGTTCTAGGAGCTTTGGGAGTAGCAATTGTTGAAGTTATAAATGCTACGCCAGATGTTCCTGCTCTAAAAGTTGCTACATTCCTAGCAGCTTTAGGCGGAGTTCTCACTGCAATCGCCGTTGTTGTACCTATAGCAGTAGTCATTGGCGCACTTTTAGCTGCAAGTTTGGGAACAATAAAGCTGGCTTTCGACTACACCATACAACTTATGGACAAGATAGCTCAAGCAGTTTTAGGAGTCATAAAATCAATTGGTGATATACCGGAAGATCAAGCAAAGCGTGCAGTCGCTCTAATGCCAACGATAAAAGACATTGTCGAGGTGATTGGTAAGGGTCTTGCGGCTGTAATTGGAATCGGGCTCGTAACGATGCTCAAGGGCGGCAAGCAAGCAATAGAAGACGGCATGAAGCTTGTGAATGATATCATGTCGTCTCTCACAAAGACTCTGGCTGATGCTCTAAGCTATATCAACACTGTCGTGACTGGTGACCCAGCCGAGGTAGAGAAGAAGGTTTCTATAGTCGCGCAACTTGTTGGTGCCCTGGCGCCGATAACTGACATAGTCAAGGCAGGACTTGAGCTGGCAAAGGTAGACGCTACGCAAGCTGCAAGAGCAATCAATGCGGCAACTGGTTTGGCAAAAACTATGACAAGTGGACTCGGTGATCTTGTGACAACTCTTGTCCAGATGACCCAAAGCCTCTCTGAGACTGATATCAAAAAGGCTGGAGCCGTCGGACAGCTTCTCGGTGCCGTGGGGCAGATGATGGGAGGAATCAAAGTTCCTCCCGAGCTCATGAATACGATCACAGGTACTGACAAGGGGACGTTTGGCAGCGAGACCACAGTGCTTGTCGAGAAGGCATCAGACAAAATTGCTGCTTTCGGAACCGCCATGACCTCCGTCATTGGAGCAATTGGACCTGCGATA